GTCCACTCGTAGATCGCACGCATGTCGTAGTCGTGGAGCCCGAGGTTCTTGGCGATCAGACCACCTGCGATATTGCAAGCTGCTGTGGCCGACCAAAAGCGTTCTTTGGCTGTAACTTGCAGGTCTTTGTCGATGCGTGCTTGGACTTTCCTGACCAAGTCGGTTGCTGATTCCAAGTTGTTGACGAGCCACTGCAAGTAGACTTCTCCGGCATGGCCGAAGTTTTGCATCAACTGGTGGTCGAACATGTGCTTGCCCTCGGCTACCGAGATAACCGTGGTGGGAGCAATCTTGTACTCAAGCAGGCGCATGTTCTCGCCGTCGGGGGAGTTCTTGGCCGCACCCAGTTTTTCGTAAAACGATGCGTTCGATGAGGTGAGCGTGATGCCCTGCCACTTGGTGTTGTTGATCCGCATCTCGTTGCTTTGCGACTTCATGCGGTCTTTGCCTCGACCTTGGCTGATACCGTAGATCAGGTCGGAGAACTCCATTGCCGGGATGTTCGTGATCTCGTCGATCGTATTGGCTAAGTTGTTCATGACACCGAGGCGGAACATCTTGGAGTTGGCTGTGTCTTTCCAGATAGACGCAAGCTCAGAGGGGTGCCCCATGATGCTGTTGCATACATAGAGCGTAGTTGACTTGCCCGTACCGGAGTCCTTGTGGATCAGGTTGATGATCGCGCCCTTCATCCCGGTGAACTTCAGCAGCGGAGAGCCAAAACCTGTGAGGGCCGCAAACGCATTGGGCTCCAGCCCCGGCCTGTTGTACATGTTGAACACATCTTTCCAAGCGTCCATGTTGCCTTCAGTGCGGATGTTGGCCGAGATGTCTCTGGTTGTCGCGGACGGTGGGCTGTAGAAAACGCCGTCCTTGGTGATCTCTCGGTCCCCCAGAATGAACTTGCTGTCATCGTCGATCCACCCAAATTGTGTCCTCATAATTTCAGCTTTCTTTTTGAATTGCAGGTTCTTGATGAACGTAGTCAGGTAGTTCGACAGGGAAGTCATTTGCTTCGTAGTCGGCACCACGCCGTAATGCGCCAGAACCTCGCGTAATTTTTCTTTGACCACAATGGCCGTTGCGGGGACGGCAAACTCTTTGACCCCGTCTTGTGGAAGGTGCAGTCGCATGAGTGCGACCTCGCCCATCTCTGAATGTTTCATGCGCTTGACCACATACAGGTCGTGCTCGTACACAAGTGTCGGCTCTTCTTCGTCGTCTTCCGCCTTCTTGTACACACCGCCGTTCTTGCCACGGAAATAAGGAAACGGATACTCTGGAATCCGTACCGTCTCAACGACGCCGTCTTCGTCCTCTACATCAACCTCGCCGTCATCGTCGGCTTCAGCTATCTCCATACCCAGAACGATCGGCGACTTGATCTTGCCGTCGTGGGGGCACCCGGCGCAGCCGCTGGGGTTGAGCTTCTTGAACGTAGCGCAGTGGTGTGGACCACCGCTCTTGTGGATGTTTGCCAGCTTGCGGTCTACCTCGGCGGCGTCGTAGCCTGCGTATTGATCCGACAGTTTGTGTGCAGCCCACGGGCCGTCAACGCAGTGTGCAGCTATAGACAGGGCAGAGAACCACAGGGGCTCTTCCACGTCGTTTTGATTCTCGTAGCAGTGCAGCAGTTGGTTGCATCCGTCGCCTTGCGCCGAGCGGATCATGATGGTCTTAAACTTCTTGACCTTGTTGCCCATTAGGGCTTCCATCATCGGACTGACTGAGCGCGGCAGGAAGTCAGGGATTTCAGCTTTTGGCTCTGGTGCTCCGAGCAGTTCTTTTAGTTCTTCGTACGTAAAGCGGGGGGTGTCTGTGTTCCACACTTCAACAGGCTTGGGGTTTGCCTTGTCTTTGAAGTTGAACGAGTTCAGTGGGCGCAGTACCCGAGACGCCTCAAACACGGAGGAGTCAACGATCAGATTGTTTTCTTCGCACAGCTCACGTAGGCGTTGCGACAGTGGCTCCCACTCATTGCGGGGGATGGTCTTATCAAGCAGCCAGTAAGCGTGTATGCCGTTACCGGAGTTGATCAAAATTGGCTTGGGTAGGCCGACTGCCTTGCAAAAACGGGAGAACTCAGAGAGTCCGATCTGTTGGTCGAGGTAGCCCTTGATGATGCCCTTCTCGTCGGGCACGCCCTTTGTGGGGCCGCAGTCGATGTCCATCCACAGTGCTTTGAAAAACTTGGCGTTCTCATGCGTGCGGTTATTCTCGGGGCCAAACTTGGCGCACCCGAAATAGGCGTCGATGTTGTTCTGGACGAACTCTTGGATCAGCTCCTCAGCTTCTTCTCGCGTATCTACAAACCTCTGGTCTGCGTACCGACTAATCCCCATCACGCAGTACCGGCCTTCTGGCGGCAGCACCACGTCTAGTAGGTCGAAGTTGTGCATGGGTCAATCTAGCCAGTTGTGAGTTTTGTTTTTTAGTGCGGCTATGTGCTCGCGGATGTACCCATGCCTAGAAGGTAGGGGGACACCGTCCCCCTTGAACCAGTTGTAAATCGTCATGCGGCTCACGCCGAACGCAGACGCTACGCGATCTACACTTACGTTGGCACGGATGCACTCACGGCCCAAGGCCACACCCAGAGACCTAGCACTTGCTTTTCTATTCGCTTGCACCAAGCTCTGGCTGTAACCGTGGCTCATGATTACTCCTCTTTAGTCCATGCGTCGAGCACAGAGTTCAAGTCCTTCTTAGCCTCGGGTGCGGGTGCAGCCTTCTTGCTAGGGCGAACTGTTGGCTCGGGCTCGGTGGCTTCGATCATGGGCGCAGGTGCGGCAGCTTTGGGGGCTTCCAACTTCTGCTGACGGCCAGACGCATCCGCTTGGTATGGGGTCATCACAACCATCTTGTGCACTTCAGGCTTTTGCACGACTGTGCTCGTGACTGCGTACTCGTTCTTGTTGATGAACCGCGCTGGAGTGAACAGCACCGACTGGTTGTCGTTGTCCTCGTTGAAGCTGATCTGGGTAACGACGTAGTCCAAGCTCTTGCCGTTGTTGGCCAGATACTTCGCGTAGTTCTCAAACGTGTGCGCGTTGTCGCTACCGCCTTCGCCAAACAAAGACTTGGAGGCCAAGTTCATCTGGTAAACCTCACCCTCAAGCGATGTGCCGAAATCTTCTTCGAGCACAAGAGCCAGTCGTCGAGAGTAACGGCATGACTTGGAGTTACCCATGCCAGAGCCCTTGATGTTTTGGGGGCAGGCATCGCAGCGAGCTGCTTGCGGGTTTTGTGCGCCAGCATCTGGTGCCGCGCCGTCATTGCTGAAGCAATCAGGTGCAGTCGGCTCAGCGTCTGGAGTCCATTGCTTGGCGTAAAAGATACGCCCGACTTTGGGGGATGCGCTGACTACGATGGCGTTAAGGTTGCCCTTGATCTTGCCCATCTCTTCTTTGCCGACGACTTTGCGGAAGATGCCGTTTTTGGGCACGATGCGCTTGACGCCGGAGTTGCCAGCCAATTGCTTGGTGAGTTCACTGACGCCAGCAGTTTGCAGGAAGTCAGGCAGGTTTTGGTCGATCACTGTAATGTTACTCATTTCACTTTTCCTTAGAACGTCTAACAACCACGGTATATTGGCTTTCGACATTTAGCCCTTGCGGGTAAACGTCTGGATTCTCTGAGAGGAAGTCCTTCATGTTGGTTTGATGGAGTCTCTTCTCAAGCAGGCCGAATGCACCTTGCTCCTCGATGAAGCGGTACATTGAATCCCAATCATTCGTCCAGTACCGTGATTTCACTGAGCGGATGATCGTGCCGTGCGGGGTGCGGATGCTGTCGGCATCCATGTCTTTGCAGATGTCCAGCATTTTTTCTGCCAGAAGATTCTGTTGGTCTTCAAAGTCTTTGTCTTGGGCCTCAAATTGTTTCTTGAGGTCAGCGCGGTGGTCGCGAATCTTGATGTAAACCGCAGCCAAATCGCTTACGCTGCGATCTTCGGAGGGAGTTCCCCCCTGAACTTCGTCGTTCATACTAGCTCCTTCGTGTTGTGGTGAACCTATTATATGGCTTCTGTTGACACTGTCAATAGGTCATCAGAAATTTCTTCGCGATAAAGGTCAATTATTTTTGAGTGGTTGTTGATGTTGTTCTGCAGCATGTTGTACAGGCGCTGCTCAACTGCACTGCCCTTGATGTGCACAACCGTCATGTTGTTCTTTTGACCGGGGCGGTCGATCCGTGCGTTGGCCTGCAGGTAGGTCTCAACACTGGAGACGGGAGCGTACCAGATAACAGTGTTAGCCGCAGTCAAGGTTAACCCGTGGGAGGCCGCTTGCGGCTGGATGATGAGCACCTTTGGGTCAGGTTGGTTCTGGAAGCGTTGCACTGCTTCACTGCGCTTGTTCAAGCTCACCTCGCCGTTGATAACGTCGCAGGTTATGCCGTTCTTTTCGAGGTGCGTCTTCAGCAGGTTGATGGTGTGCGTGAACGGTACAAAGACGAGCACTTTGTGTGACGACTCCTCGATCACTTCTTGCACCACGTTGAGGCGGTTCGATACGTCAAAGTCCACCACCTCGCCAGTGTCGGTGTAGATGGAGCCGCAGGATATTTGCAGCAGCTTGTTGATTGCCACTGCTGCGTTAACCGCAGAGATTTCTTCCCCGGCAGCTTCGATCATGAGTTGCGACTTGAGCAGCTTGTAAAACCCGAGCTGTTGTTTTGTCAGCGGAGCGTCACGCTCTACGAACGTAACTGGTGGCAGGTCAAGGCACTGGGACTTCTCAAACCGAATCGCTGGCTGCAGCGCCTTGTGCACTATGTGGATGGCTGTGGGTTTTGGCACCCACTTGTACATCGTCATCTTGTTCATGACGGAGTCACGGAACTGCCCGAAGAAGGGGGGCACGCCTGTGGGGTTCACGAGTTTCGCCAGACCGTACGCATCGGCGGGAGACTGCGCGGCGGGTGTGCCTGTCAGCATCCACAAACCTTTGATCTTACGGTTGATGTCACGCAAAACTTTCCAACGATCTGTCTGCGCGTTTTTGTACGCAGACGCTTCATCTACAACGATCAGATCGAAGCCGCCATTGATAACCTCGTCTTTGACAATACCAAGCCCGTCAAAATTGATGATGACAAACTCGGCGTTACCGTTGACGATTTCTTTGCGCTTGAGTCGAGACCCGTGGGCTACGGCTACGGTGCGATGTAGAGCGAACTTGAACAGGTCGTTCTGCCATGCTGGTTTCATGATTGACAGGGGGCACACAACCAAGACACGCTTGATTGCACCCACGTTCATGAGGTAGTCGGTCGCCCAAATCACTGATGCTGTTTTGCCAGTGCCCTGCTCGTTGAAGCAGAACGCTTTGCGATTACTAACAAGGAACTCGGCAGTTAACTTCTGATGGTCGAACGGTTGAAACCCGTGAGGGCGGGGCCATTCATATTCTGATAGGTTCATTTTGCTTTGCGTTCTTTTGTGCTGGTTTGGGAGACGAGATCGTGGCCGGAGTTGCGCTTGAACGAACGGTTAGCTGACGCAGGTACAGCACGCAGGTTTGACTTGGTTGTCTCGCCGCCGTTGGACAGGGCCTTCTTGTGGTCCACGTCCTTGCCATCGCCTTTGCTGACTTCGCCAGCGGCCTCCATGAGTCGCCGCGCTTTGTTGCGCTGGGCTCGCTTCTTTTTGACGGCCTCAGTGCCGTCATAGTTCTCGTACTCTTTTTTGTACGGGCGGGGTTTGTTTACGTAGGGCATCATTCACTCCTGTTGTGCTCACATTGTTTGACCGGACAGAATCGGCACAGCGGTCCAGTCACGGGGTTCCAAACACCATTTTCTATCGCCGCTTCGATCCGATCAAGGTCTGACACGAATTTGTTCAGGTAGGCTTCCTTCAGGTCGGCGACGTGCTCGGCGCGTACGAATTCTTTGCTCACCACAAACAGCAGCGCAGACTTGACTCGCTTGACTTTCGGGAAGTGGGCGAATATGGCAGCAGCTACCAAGTCCAACTGTTGCTTGTCGGCGTAGCGTGCTGACTTGCTGGTCTTGTAGTCCACAGAGTGTGCAAGCCCCTTCTCCTCCGAGATGACGACCAAGTCGGCGATGCCCCTCCACCACACGTTGGTAGCGTCAAAAGCACAGGGCTCGAAGTCACGGGTCAGGCCAAGCTGCAGCTCAACATACTGCTTGCCGGGTATGGCTGC